CTCCCTCTCGGCCTCCGAGCCTTCCTTGGCTCCGATTTTGAGTCCCTCGTCATAGCCGTTCCGATAGCCCGATTCTTGGATGGCCTTGAAGATGTCCGGGTGCTTGTCAGCTACGAGCTCGGCCGTGATTACGACTTCTTCCTTCTTTTCTTCCGTCATGGATTTCTCCTTTCCCTGTGCGTTTGAGTTGACCCGGACATTGCCGGTCTTAAAATCCGCGACAAGTGAATCCAGCGTGGAGACACCGTCCACGAGGCCCGCCTCTATCGCCTGCTTCCCTGCAAATACTCTCCCGTCCGCCATGTCCTTCAAGACCTTCTCGACCGGCACGTCCCTGTAATCGGCCACGTTCGAGACGAATACCGAATAGAGGTAATCGACCCTGTCCTGGAGATAGGCCCTGCCTTCCTCGCTCAATGGGGCGTATTGGGAGGCTATGCGCTTGTACCGTCCCGCGTAAATCTCGGTTGTCTTTATGCCTCTCTGCTCCTCTGCCTTGGAGACGTCCTGGTGCATGGCAACGACCCCAATGGAACCGACGAGCGTGGCGTCATTGCCGATGTAGACCTTATCCGTGGCAGAGCCTATCCAGTAGGCGGCCGATGCCATTGTCCCGTCTGTGTAGGCCACGATGGGTTTTATGCCCCTCGATTCGTAAACGAGTCTCGCTATGTCCACGGTGCCGTCTACCGTCCCACCCGGGCTATCGATGGCAAGGACTAGCGCTCTTATGGACGGGTCATTTATGGCGGCCTTTAAGTCCCTCGCAAGGAGGTCGGTGGATACCCCACCGGAAACTTGCGTGAAGAGGTTCATCCTCTTGGCGATTACCCCGTCCACGGGGATGACGGCCACGCCGTCGATCACCTCGTAGCCCTGCGGCTGATTGACGAGAGGTTTCCCGATTCGGGCCTCGACGGCTTTGATGTCGATCTTCTCGCCCCTCAGGTGCGTCTCGTATATGCTCCGTATCTCCACGAGCTTCTCGGGCTGAATCGCCCAGGGCGATGTTATGATGTCGATGAGCCTCATGGCTTCCTCTCAGTTAGGTTGAGTCGCAAGCTGGACTTTCTGCGGCTGCTCTTTATCTACGATAAGCCCCGCCTCTTTTCTTGCTCTGAACTCCTTCGCGCTCTGGACGTGCTTCTTCTCCCAGTCGCCTCCGGTAAGGGCCGCTGTTTCCTCTGCGAGGGTCGAGATACCCATGTCCACTCTCATTTGTGCGGCCTCCACCTCGGCTCTCTCGTCTATCATCCCCTTGGCAGGGCCCACCCACTCGGTGCCGAGGTAGGCCTTCCTTACAAGAGGGTCGTCGAAGAAGCCCGGCGCCGAAATCCTGCCCATTGAAACAGCCTCATCCATCCACGCCTCATATACGGGCTGGCAGAAATTGACGGACAGCCAGTACCGCCTGGTGGCGAAGAACTTCCACGCTTCAAGTAAAGCCGCCCTTGCCGCCGAATACGAGGCCGTGAAATGCTTTACGAGGACCTCGAAGGGCAATTCCAGGGAGACGCCTATCTGCCGGAGTATCGCCAGGACGAACGGGTCGAAGGCCGTGTTCGGCCTCTTGGGGTCTGCGACGGCTATGTCCTCGCCGGGGGCAAGTCCCACTATCGCCCCGCTTGCGAGCTTGTAGTCTTCGTCTGTCGCCTTCCCTCCCACTTCTGCCGAAGGAGACATCGGTGAGAGGTCGCCGTCGCCCGTCTCGCTCTTGATGAAAACCGTGAACATGCCGCTTATGACGGCGGCCATGAGCTCGGCCTCGGTATATCTGTCCAGCTGCTTCAGAGGCTCTATCACCGGAGCCAAATAAGGCACGCCCCTCGTTTGCCCGGGCCGGAGCTGCCAGAATAGGTGAAGGACGTTACGCCTGCCGGATGCTTTCCCGAAGGCAGGGACTATAGTCCAGGACCGCTTTCTAAGTCCGAGAATGCTTCCCGGGTGCTGGTCCATGATGTGGTAGGCAAGAGGAGCGCCGTATGAATCCTTTTTCACGCCGCCGGAGACTTCCAGGCCGTCCGGCGCGTTGCTTTCGTTGCAAACCCTGTCTCCCTCGATAGCCTGTAATTTCAGACCATATGGCGAGCCTGAGCGCTCGATATAAGGCATAAGGATAAAGACATCCCCGCTTTCAAGCGCCGAGCGGAATACGAGGTTTTGAACGCCTGCAAAGGTGAGTGTGCGGGCGGCGTCGCACTCCTGGGACTCCGCCCAGAGGCGGAACTCGCGCTCGGTATTCGACTCCCACGCATCGGCCTCAGCCTCGTCCATGCCGAGGGCTTCCCGGTCGATTCTCGACTGGAGCTTAAGTCCAGTTCCGACCACATTCGTGCAGACGGTGTTGATGGCCCCCGTTGCAAGAGGGGCGTTTCGGATGAGGTCGCGTGATCGGTCGCGCAAGACAGGAAGGTCGTAGAGCGTGTCGCTGTCCGCATCGCCCCAGCTCGTCCTCCACTGGCTCAAGGACCTCTTGGAGCGCGAAGCCCCGATATAGCTCCCCGAAAGGGCCAGCATGGCGCGCGCCCGGAAACGCCTCTCGGCCTTCACTGGGTCAAGGTATCTGACGAGCCGGTCAAAGAGGTTCTCGCGGACGGTTATCTTCTCGCCGCTTGCATTGATGGTTATGTCTATCAAACCGGAGTGCCTCCGAAGATTTTTATGCCGCCTCTTGAGAGGCGCTTTACATATCTGTCCCAGAACTCTATGTTCTCGCGTATTACCTGAGCGTCGGCGCGCGTGTAGGTCTTGCCGCTAATGGAGAAGGACTGCCCCTTGGCAACGGCCTCATCGGCGGTGAGCCATGTAGAGAGATGGGTTTCGGCTTGTGCGAGCGTTATTCCGGCCATGAAAGCCCCCAAAAAAGAAAAGCCCGCAACCGCCGTCCGGACGGTTACGGGCTTTTAAGATTCTCCTCCGGTTCATGAGGCCGGGGAGGTGGTTTATTTACACTTGATTTTACAATAATGCCGTGTTAATTCATAGGCACTGATGTCTGTAAATGTCCACGGATGTCCATCGAAAAAAACTAGATGGACTAAATCTCAAATTCGCGAGATCTGAATGAGAGGTTTAAAAAAGGGTGTTATAGCTCTTTTCTTCTTTTTGGGTTTTCTATCAGTGTCACATGCCTCAGAAGTTACTTACCTTTCCACATCCATTGCAAAAGACTTCAAAAGCCTGGATTACCCCTACAACAAAGTTGAGACGAAAATTACTATTAAAACCAGATTGAATGAAGATGATTTGATAGGACAAAGCATTGTGAGGACAAGAGATGTCCATAGAAAATTCCTTAATGCTTTTTATTCCAGCGGATGGAACAAAATAGATCTTGTTAAGGATTATCTTGATACAAGCTATATTGAGGTAATCCAGGAAGACAGAATGAATTTGAAGCTGGAAGAAAAACTGGTATTGAAATCTCATTTATATGTTTGTGAGAGCAATCCTTTATGGAATATGATGAAATACAGAGGCGGAGATTTTGATGAGTATTTGAAAAGCCTCATCGAAAAGACAGTGAATTGTGTTGTTCGAAGTTTATGATTTTAAAAACGAAAGCGGCTATTACAATAAAAATAAGATTTGATGATTAAGAGGTGGATGAAAATGAAGTGTTTTTTAATTAAAACGTTGTTTTTTGTAATCTGTTTTTTGTGCCCTGCCGTAACTTATTCCTCGCCGCCTTACGATTTGCAGAATAATCATTTAAGAGGAAATGACTTTTTGAAAGATAATGAAGAAAACGTATATCTCAAAGGACACGATGGCAATCTATATTTTAAATCGAATCTATTTACAGATGCATGGGGACTTAAGGCGAATAATATAGAAACTCTTTCGATTGATCCTGAAGATAAGGACACAATTTATGCAATAAAGAATCAAAGAATCAAAAAAACTAATGATGGTGGAAAAACATGGACAATTATTGAAGATGGACTACCTTCAGTCTCTAATGTGACCTGGGTGGAGGCTCGCCTTTTTATTAATCCGCACAACAATAAGGAAATTTATTTATATTCCTTTTGGTATGGTCTTTTTAAAAGTTCCGATTCTGGGTTGAATTGGAATGAAACCAGTATCGGAAAGGGTGTTCAGCAATTCATAATAAATCCTAATAACAAATCCATTTTTTACGCTTTAATTGATTCTGCGCCGTATATTACTAAGGATGCAGGTAAATCTTGGGAAAGGATGGACGGAGCTTTACCTACAAAAACAATAAAATCCCAAGGAAGGACTGCGGAAAAAAAACCAGTTCATGTTGATTATTTCCTTTATGTTAACCAAAAAGATCCATATATTTTGGCTTTTTCTGAAGAAGGAGAAGCGCGCGGAACTATAAAAACAAGAATTTTTAAAACGGATAATAACGGAGGAAAATGGGTTGAAGTTAGCAATATTTTGAAGGAATTGGATGATTCAGTATTGCTGGATAATAATGCCATACTCGTCATTTCAAAATCTACCGGAAAAGTCCATAGGTCAACCGATGCCGTAAAATGGGAGTCGTTCGACTTTCGAAAAAATGCCAAACTGGACTACTCATTTCCAACCGGTGTTTATTCGAAAAATGATGGAAGTCTTATTCTGTATTGTGGCGCCGGAGCAATGGAAGGTTTTTTGATGAATCTTAAATTAAACGAAGTGTCTGCAAGTAGCAATGCAAACAACGCACCCTTACCAGATGTGTTTGATAATCAGTCACTTTATAATATACCAAATAAAAATAAGATTAATGCTTCAGAGATTAGTCCTGATGGGCGTTATTTGGCAATAGGCGATTCTAAAGGACTTGTAATTTACGAGACCCAAACATGGCAAGAAGTTTTTAGTAAGGAATATTATCCTGGAATCTATGCGGTTGCTTTTAGTTCTGATGGGAATTACTTGGCCGCTGGTAGCGAAAAAAGGACTTATATCTTAGATGGTAGCAATTGGAAAGAATTAACAAATATTGTGCACACAACTTCTTCAGTTTATGGGATAAATACGATTGTCTTTAGTCCTGATAGTAAATATCTTTTAACTGGGGATGGCTATGGTTATGGAAAAGGAACTTTACGTATATACAACATAGGGAGCTGGGAAAAAATAGCTGAGAAAACATTTCCCGCTAGCTATGTAAACAGAATTACATTCAGTCCTAACGGACACTACCTAGCATTGAGAAATAGAGGCACCAATGCCATTGGGAAGATATTTGTTTTGAAAGTAGGAAGCTGGGATGAAATTTACAATGTGGAGGATAATCAATTTGAATTTAGTAATGATGGCAAATATCTTATTTCCGGGAGTTGGCAGAATGGAAAAGTTAGAGTTTTCGAGACCGATACTTGGAAAGAACTAGATCCAATAGGATTTGATAAGAAAATATATTCTCTTGATTTAAGCGGTGACGGCAAATACGTTGCCGCAGGTGATGATCATGGTTTTTTTATTCGAAGATTTGGCGCTTATCCATATGGAATTAGGAAAAATTTTATGGAACTTTATGTGGCCTCGATAAGACAAAATCCCTATTCAGCTTCAAAGGATCCAGTTAATTATATTTCATTTGCTAACGATATGAACTATCTTATAACTTATAATGATGATGGTCAAATTATGAAATTTATTGATGTTGAAAATTGGAATGAAATATTTAGGGTCAGCAATTACAATCTTCGAACTTATAATAATAAATGGCTAATCGGAAATAATAAGAATAGTCTTTTGATTTTTGATTTGAGTCAAATTGCAATATATTCTCTTATTAAAAATTTTAAGCATGTAGGTGCTGAATCATATTTTAAAGAGGCGCTATCGATTTCTGCTCAGATTGAAACCGATTTTAAAATGAAAGTATCTGCAGCGGAAGAAGTGAAAAATAGAGAAGTAGATTTAATTTCAAGCACAAAAAAAGATGAATTCGAAACTGAAAATGAATATAGAATACGTATGTCGAATAGAGAGGCGAAAATAAATGAGATTAATGAAAACTATAAAAAAGAATTGTGGAGAATTCGTTTGGAAAGAACAAGTCTCAGGAACCAATTCCTGGAAAAATACGAAGCAGAGATTAATAGATTTTTGGAAGCTACTCGTAAGCCAATAAATTTGAGTTTCTCTATAAAGGAGTATAAGGCAGATATAGAAACATTTCCGATTGCGATAATGGAGAATGATACAGAATTTTTTAGTGCTTCAGTTATGATTCCAAGAGACAAAGCCCGATACTTTAAGGAAGATCTAATAAAACTCCAAATGTCTGGTGAAATCGTGTTTGATAAAGCAGGAAGACAGAAGCTTGAAAATGTAACCATAACAAACCCGGAGACAGGCGATATTTATAATGTCTTGTTGCCTGTAATGAATATTTCTGTGCTGAAATCTGGATTGATTTAGGACGGGATGTTTAGCTTAATTCCTGATAGCATCAGAATTATCTGCTGTTTTCTCTTAATAGTTATCTTATTTTCAATAAGCTGCAACAGGCTTACTGAAAATCTTCCAGAGAATTACGGCATTTATGCCTCTACTGAGAAAGGCTTAATGGCGCTTGCAGGACAAAGGATTCAGGCGCGGGGCAATTTGCTTGAGGCCATCTCGGGGCTGAAAGGTGCCTCTGGGTCGGAATGTACTACACTGAACAATTTCATAATTTTTGAGAAGGACATAAATCCCAAGCACATTCATTTATCGAAACTAATCTTCAGAGAGAAGGCCTCGGTACAGAATCTCTTTGGTAGCGATTTGGTCGAAATTAGCCTCTGGGTAGATGAAAAAGATATCCCGTTCGACATCGCACCGATAGAAGACAAGAAAGACATGTACAGGATCACTCCTAAAGAAAGGCTCACCGAAGGTTTTTACGCGATCCACTTCGGTGGGCTTGCCAAAATGAGCATGTTGGAAGCCTCTATGGGGAATATGGCTTATGATTTAGTTGTAGGGAATAAAAAAAAATATTTAAGTAAAGAGCAGAGGCAAAGTAAGCTAAAAACAGAAGCAGAACGGCTTCTCCAAGAGATGAATGGATATTTCAATTCAAAAAATTATGATAAAATGAAAGCCATTTATAGACCGGATGGAAACACATTCACAGATGGCGAATGGCAGGAGTTTACGAAAGGACTTGCAACTTGGCACAACGAAGCTGGTAGCATAAAAGAATCCAAAATCATTTCTTCGGAGGTAAATGGTGATTATGGCGTCTTTGCAGTAGAGACCTTTTACGAAAAAAAAGGGAGTCAGAACGAAAGATTGACCATTAAAAAGAATGGAGATGCTTATTTTATTATGGCGTTGGAGTAAGTTGTCCTTTCTTCAATTACCCGCAGAATCTCCTTTTCCGGAATCAGATATCCGTCCTTGACTTGGATGACCTCGCGGAAGATGCCTTCCTCCCGCCAGCGGTAGATGGTTTTTTTGGAGCGTTTGAAAATCTCGGCCACTTCGGCAACGGTATAATTTTTCATAAACTCTCCTCTTAAATCTCAATCCCTTTACTTATGACCCTCCGGCCCTGAGTCGTTTGATCCGGTGCCCCCTTGGGCCTCAACCTGTGAACCTGTAGCATATAAGCGGCGGCAGAGTTAAGCATCTCACAGTCCAGGTAATGGTTCGCGCCGTGCTCCTTCCATGTCCTCTTGCCGTTTGGCGAGATGATGACCGACTCGTTCACGAGCTGGCGGCAGTAGTCGTCGGTCGCGTCCTCGGGCAGGTGCCATGACCCGGGCTGGGTAGTGTCCCAGTTGAGACGGCCATGCACCCATGACTTGAAGTAATCCGTATCCACATGCCAGAGCTGAAGACCATTCTTTATGGTCTTGCCGCGCACCGTGATGTCGATGGTTGCGGACTTGAGCGGCTTCTCCTGCCTGTCGTGTCCTTTGGCGGGTATGGCGAGGCCCGGATGCCGCCTGCAGAACTCATAGGCCGCGTCTGCCCTGTATCCGGTATCGATGAGCATCTTGGTTATAGTGAAGTCCCCGTAGCCGCCTTCGAGCACAAGGCACAACTGGTTCCAGACATCCAGCTGGTCGGTGTCCCCGTAAAGCTCGCCGTGCTCGATGAGCCAGGATTCGCTTGCTGCGCCCCATCCCCTGACGGCATAGTAGAGGCGGTTCTTCTGGACGTCCACCCCGGCGGTTACGACGATAACTCCATCGGGAATCTCGCCAGACCTGTACGGCTCCCTAAGGTCTGCCACCCTCTGCCATTCCGGAGCCTCGCCCCGTTCCTGCCATGTTTCTCCGAGCACTGTATTGACCCAGGTCTTGAGCTTCGCCGGGTCGTTCTTGGAAGCCAGGAACTCCTGGGCTATCGCGGCCCAGGAACGCCAGCCGAGGGGCGAATAAAGGCTTGAAAGATGGAACCCTGCGGTGCGCCTGTTCCTTTCAGCCGTTGCCTTCCATTGCCCCCGTTCGAGCATCCAGGTCTTGTGGCGCTCCTCTATGAGGGAGCCGCAGGACTCGCACAGGAGCCGGGCCGTATCCGGCAGCCCTTCCTCCCACTGGATGTTCGGCCAGCGTATCCAATCGTAGTTCCCGCAATGAGGGCATGGGACAAAATACTTGCGCTGGTCGGTAGAGAGGTATTCGCTCTCGATGCGAGAAAAGCCCTTTATCTTCGGAGTCGAGACCATGAATATCTTCTTCCGGGAGAAGGTATCGGTCCGCTTTTCCGCAAGGGACACCGGGTCGCCCTCTCCGTCCACGTCCCCCGGATATCCGTCCACCTCGTCCATAAAGAGGTATCGTATGGGCATGGAGCGGAGCCCCACGGCGCTGTTGGCGCCGGTGAGGATGAGGAGGCCTCCGTGGAACTCCTTCACGAACATCGTATTCCCTGAATCCCTGCTCCGGGCCTCTGCAACCCGTTCCCGAAGGACCGGAGTCTCCTCTATGCTCGGGGCGAGCCGCTGTTTGCTTACCCTCTTGGCTATTTCTACCGTGGGCTGGACCATGAGCGCCGGACCGGGGCAATGGTGTATTATGAAGCCGAGCCAGTTGAAACCAATCTCGGTGCCGCCTATCTGCGCCCCCTTCATAAAGACCACCCGTTCCACCCTGTTCTGAGGGGAAAGGCAGTCCATAATCTCCCGGAGGTATGGCGTCCTGGACGTCCTCCATCGCCCGGGCTCGGCCGAGGCCTTCCTGGGGAGCATCCTGAACTCGTCGGCCCACTCGGATACGGTAATATCCGGGTCGGGCCTCCAGCCCTCGGACCAGGCGTCAAGGTATATGGTTTCTGCTCGATTGGGCATCTTTTGAGAGTTCCTCGCAGAGAAGCCTTATCTCCGCGCTCAAGAGTCTGTGTATCTCGTGGCTGTCGTCCATGCCCGCAAGGAGAGGAGAGAGCCTGTCCGGCATGTTCATGAGCTTGTCCCGGGCCTGTCGGGCGGCGTTGAA